GCTTGAGCGCGGCGATCATGCTTTGCTCAGGAACAATGCTTGTTCGGCCGCGCGGCGCTTGGTCAGCCCGGGCAATTCCTTACCTGCCGCCTTGTTCCAGCGCGGGAACTGATCGGCGGCGCGGGCATAGTCGCCAGCATTCAACAGCTTGAGCAGGGTCGATGACGCCAGATTGGGCGTGCCGAGGTTGTAGACGAAGCTCATCAGGGCGTCCCACTGGTTCTGGCTCAGCGAAACCTTCACCAGTCGATCAAGCTCCGGCTCGAAGCGGGCAAGGTCGTTCATGAGCATTCGCTCGGCCTGCTCCTCTGCGATCTTCATGCCCTTTACGACGCCACGGGTCGAGCCATAGCCAATCGTCCATGGTTCCGCACCTGTCGCCGGGTCAGGATAGGCAACGAGACGGAGCCCTTCAGATGATTTGATCAGGCCGATACCTTTCTGCGATGTGCGCATTCACTTTTCTCCAGGCAAAAAAAATACCCGCTCAGTGGCGGGTATCTTGTTAAGGTTTGTGCGGGTGTAGAGAAAGTTCTCTACATGGCGCTCGCGCGCTCAGTTACAACGGTGACGGCTGAGGCTTTCGACCGCGATAAATGGCGGCCCAGCCTGTGGGCCGGGCGTTCTATCGCTCGGTAAAACAGCTCGGAGAAAACCAGAGATGTAAGTACAGCGATCGGGGCGATCACACTGTAAGGCAAAATATCGTAAAGCAGATGAACAGCGATCAAGATGATCGGAACATGCACTAGGTATAAGCTATACGACACTCGACCCAACCATTGAACCGGCGCGGTAAGCAAAAAAGCACGCGGTAAACCGTCTGATATGGCCGCGATTATTATCAGCATAGCGCCGACTCCAATCATCAGCTCCTGCTGGACCGCCCAGTTGGTGTACCAGCTCCATAGCCCCGCCAGTAGTAACAAAATTGATCCCTCGCCGCTCCCCCTTGAGGCCAGATTGGTGAGAGCTACCCGATACCGAGCCAAAACGGCACCCATCAGGAAGAACGCGGCGTAGTAGAACGTCATGTGTGGACGTCCAAGCAGAGCCGTGGCTTCGGGAAATGAAGCTGCGCCAATCTTTCCGAAACCTAAGCCCAGCCATAGAGCAAACACTACGACCACGGCACCCGCCAACCCCCAGCGCATGACCGGGATAACTATTAAGGGCAAAAGTAAAGACACTCGCATTTCCCAGACCAGCGACCATGTCGGATTGTTGAGCCATGTGCTGTAGTCGTTACCAAGCACCAGAACAATGCTACTTAGGTAAACAGGTACGCTCGTTGCCTTAAAGCCACTTATCCATGCATATATGTTGATCCAGTCAGTTGCGCCTGGAATTCGAATTCCACCCAACAGATACGCGAAAATAGCTGCGAAGATCATTGCGGCTAGGTAGGGCAGATAGATCCGGCAGAACCTTGATATCAGGTACTTGCCATATGGAAGCTGGCGACCACCGGCCCACGGTAGCGTCAGCACAAAGCCGCTCAACACAAAGAAAAGGATAACTGGAGCGCTGCCGCTCCAGAGAAGCCGAAACGGGGTATCGGCAATCCACGTCTCGATGGCGGTTCTTGGGGATGTATGAGGCCCAAAGTGAAGCGTCCAAAAGAACGGTTGGGTCAACATCGCATGGGCAAAAACTACGATCAATGCGGCCACGCCACGCAGTCCGTCGAGCGACTGCATGCGATCCGTGAGCCGGGCCGGCGCAGCTTTATCGACATCCAATTTCAAATTTGTCTCTTGTTCCTTCATGACTACCCCAATGAAGCTATAAACGATGCGTATCCAAATTGTGCGGCATCTTATCCTTGTCGACACAAGTTGTCGGCGCTCTGATCAATTATTTTAAGCGGGGATGGCCCGGGGCGAATTCGGTCATCACTGCTCTTGGGGCGCGAAAAAAGCCGCTGGAGAGCGGCTGTCGGTTGTTACTGCGCTGGTGCCGTCGGCCAGCCCGGACTGGCTACGGACAGATCAACGGCTTGAAGCGCCCGGTAGTACATCTGCCATTCCTTCGCGACCATTGTTTCGGTGTCTGTTGCTTCGCCAAGTTGCAACGACAACAGAACCGGCGTCATCGACTGCGAGGCCATAGAAAGAAGTTGCGCCTGCATGTTTTGGTTGTTGAGAAGAATTTCTTCCGGAGCGGGGGGAATAATCGGGGGAGCCGTAAACACTCCGTCCGCATATGACCAGCCAGCGCCAAGCCCAGGCACATCATCCCCAAGAACCGCAATATAGCCATCAGGGGGTGACCACTCCGACTCTCCGTCCCACAGGGTCATGCTTTCAACCAGTCCAGTGGGTACATTTACGATTGCGTAAATACTCATCATGCGTACTCCCATACGATAATTGCGCCGGCAGCACCAGCTGCGCCGGCGATGGATGCGCTGCTGGACCCTAAAGCACCGGCGCCAGCGCCTGAACCAAACCCTAACCCTTGGACGGCCGCCGCCCCGATACCGGCGCCAGGACCTCCAGTGCCGAGAGGGCTAGACCCGCCATTGCCGCCAGTTTGGCCGCTGCCGACGCTATACGTCCCCCACGAGCCCGACTCACCTGCTTTTTGAGTGATTACCGTGCCGGCTGAGGTCGTCAAAAACGTCCCGCCAGCACCGGGTGGAGTTAAGTAGGTGCCAGAACTGATAACTCCAGCCAAAGATCGGGAGCCGCCGCCAGCAGTGGCGAGGCTGCCGAAGACGGTGGATGAGCCAGCGGTGGATGTTATGCCCCCGCCTGCGGTCGCGCCAATTCCGCCTGCGCCGATAGTGCAGGCCACAGAGGCGCCTATTTGGGCTGCCGTGAACAAAATCTTTGCATACATGCCGGCACCAGCGCCGCCAGTAGTGGAAAATTGTGACGCCGCAGTGGCCTGCACATGAGCCGAACCACCGCCGCCACCGACCATTTCAACGATGGCAAAGCTCATACCCGCCGACGGCGTGTAAGTCCCGTTTGCGGTAATGAGCTTAGGGTTCCCAATCAATCGCCCTGTGGCCTGAGCGTACTGGATCGCATGTGACGGAAGTGTTGCTGGACCAACGTTAAAAGCCGAGCCATTGTTTCCTGTTACATCGGCGTAACGGCCAGGATTTGTCAGAATCCATATATTATTGGCAAGGTTATAGATGAAAGTGGACGGAGATCCCGTCGTCATTTCGAAACCTACAAGTGCTGCCGGGCCACCGGCGTTTGAGGCAGCCCGGATAGGAATCGCGCCTGTGCCGTTAAGATTAAGCGTGCTTGCACCAGTGTTGGTATTTGCAATCTTTATACGGACAACCATGCCATCCGTAAGCGATCCAAAGTATGGCGACAGATTTGCCGAGTAGTTGTTAACTGTCCCGGTGTCAACACCGTATGAGGTTTGACCGTTTTGAATAAATTGCAACAGCCCGGTCGACAGCAGCAGCGCGCCGGGCATTTGGGTGATGTTGCTTGATGTGATAGTTGTCTGCCCAAATGCGACAGTTACCACATACAGGCCGATGTAGCCTGGATCCGGGGACGGTGTTACCTGGCTGCCAGTGTTGGCCGAGGCGCCAGATTTCACCACGACTGCGGCAATACCTCTGCGCACAGTATTTTGAGTGAGTCCATTGTTGCCAATGCCACTGTATGGGGCAGCAGGGTTGGCACTGTTGTAATAGGGCAGCAAAACTGGCGTTGAATCTGAATCCTGGTAGGTCACCTGAACCAGATAATTGATCGATTGCCCGGAAGTGCCTGGCGCCGGACAGCTCAGCGTTACGCCATCAAGCATGATCCCCTGCTTGAGGATCGAATGCGTTGTGTCTGCAGGAAGCGTGGAAAAGGCTAGCGTGTCAACACTAGCCATGCTGTAAACCTCTCCAGGTGCGCACATCACTTGGAGAGATGCAGGGCCGGTCGGCGTAACTGCGAAACCATTGGCCACGGTGTTTGTGCCAAGTACGGCAGCGGACAGTTTGGCCATGCCAATCATGGCATCTTTGGTTATCTGGAGAAGAGTTGTTTCAGGCAAAATCTGGCCAGGGTAAACAATCTGTCTGTCCATGGGTTCTCCAATAAAAAGCCCGCACGCGGCGGGCTTGAGATGAATGATTTAGTCAGTTGGTAATGCGGAACCACACGGTCGTTCCGTAAGCCTTCGTCGCCTCAATAGCGGCGATAATGTCGGCGTCAGATACATCGGGGAAAAGCTGTGACTGAGGTATCAAGCCGCTGGTGACACCCAGTCCAAAGACATTGGTTTTGATGCCGGGCCAATTGGCAGCGCCACTTCCTGACGGCCTGTAGACCGTAACGAACGCCTGATAAGGGCATCTCACAGAACCTATCGGCCCCGCTACGCCAAGGCCCAGCGTAAGCCCCAGACACCCACAGTCGTTGGGCTTGGTCGGCTCGATGATTACCGGGTGCCTGCCAGTAAGGTCGAATAGAACCTGATCCATTCCGCGGCGTGTGGCCCGCTCTCTGAAGATGTTGATCAGTATCCGGTTGCGGTAGCTGGAGTCCGTTTGGCTTGCATACCTGGTCAGGTTGTTTCCGAAGAAATCCAGCCCTATGAGGTCAAGCCAGCCATCCGTCGCGGTTTTGATCCTTGTTTGGGATTGCGCAAACAAGTATAGGGCGTAGCCCCATGCGAGAGAGGTGGCATATCCCCACAGAAGCGCGTCCCTGATGGGATTCGTGTCACCAAACCAGCCAATAGGCAGCAATCTCTTGAGCCTGGCATACATGTCGCCTTGATCGCCAATGCTCATTTACGCCACCGCCACTGTGCCCGGTCGGATGACCTGTTTGTTGTTGGCTGCGAGGTCTGCCGTGCCAGAGTTGAGCAGCACGCCGGAGACGTTCGTGATGGCCGGGCTTGCTGCGTAAGCGATTGCAGCCAACTGCGTGTAAGGCAGGATCTGCCCAAGCTTGAGGCTCGCGATGTAGCTTTGAATTGCTGCAGTCACCTGAGCAACGACGACGCTGTGCGTAACCGTCGAATCGTTGGTGATGGTCATGCTGACGTTTGCAGTCACTAGAACAGGAGCAAAGACCCCGTAACGTGTGGTAAACGCCCTGGCCGACTCAATTGCGGCCGCTGCCGATACCATGAATTGGCTTGAAGGCGTCCCGCTGCCATCGTCTACAACGGCATAAAAATACCCATACAGCGTGTTCCCGCTGTAGTCCTGGTTCTCTGTCAGCGTATAGGTCACACC